TTTTTTTTTTTGGGGGAGGGGGGGGGGGGGGGGTTGACAAGGTTTTGGAAATGGTGTATAATAGCTTTGTTAGCGATGAAACCACCAGTAACTATTAACTTTATATAATATAAGAAACAAATAATACTTTCCGTAGGAAAGGTTTCCGAAGGAAACGATTAAGATTCTTTGTATATCTTTTCTAGAATTAACTTAGCTTCATCTACATTATTAATATATCCCATCTGTTTAGTAACTTTAGCCATATTTGGATGTTTATCATTTTCTAACATATTGTTTATTTTTTTATGTACATACTTTTGATGCATAGAAATTATATCTTCATCATAAGATTCTGTCATAGTTAATACGTTAGATATATCAATAATAAACATATCGTCAGTAGTAGTCTTCATCCAAGGTTCTATTTTATATCCAATTCCTTGTTTTGTTTTAATTTCTGTTATTATTATTGGATCGGATAAAATTAATAAGGTAGTATTATTTTCTTCCGTTGCCGCTACCTTACTAAAAATTTCTTCTCCTGTCATGAGTTTTATACTGGCATAAAAATCTTCTTCCATTATTTGTTAAAATCTATTTATTTTTTTTAGAATATGTTTTTCCCTTCTTAGAAGAAGGTTTTCCTAATTTTGATTGTCTTGCCTTTTCTCTACTTTCCTCACTCCATTTATAAGTACCGTTCTTTTTTCTTGATTCTGTTCTATTAGCAATCCATTCTTCGGATTGTGTTTTACCTTTTCTGCTTATGGACATTCTTTCTTTTGTTTCTTCACTATGGAGATTCCCCCCACTTTCTCCGCCAGGAGCAGAGTTTAGCCCATTATCAAATGTATCGTATAAATTAATATAATATATTTCTTTTTCTATTAATTGATTTTCATCACATTCTTCAATTATTCCATAGATGAAGTTTTCTATTCCATATTTTTTGATAGCAGAATAAAATTTACTTTTACCTTTGTACGAATAATTAAAATTACGAAGATGTTGAGTTATTCTTCTTTTTTCGTCAGTAGTTTTTCCTATGTATTTTTTGTGGGTAGCAATACAATGAAAACAATATATAATTGATTTATGATTTGTTAAAGGGTATAGTGAAGATTTCATAGTTGAATTTTTCCTCCGAGTATAATTTTATTCTTTCTATAAAATGATTTAACGTATAATTTTTTCTGTTATTGTGAGTACAATCATCTACAATATCATAAAGAACTGCTTTGTTTTTATCTTTACCCAATCTAAGTAATCTTCCTATACTTTGTAATATTTTTATTTTTGATTTATATGGAGATGCCGTTATTGCATAATGTAAATTTTTAATTGATATGCCAGTACTGAATACACCATAGCTCGCTACAATAATTGCATCTGCTTCTCTTTCGGTGATTGCTCTTACTTCTTCTCTTACTTCAACATCAACTGAACCATGTACAAAAAATACTTTTCGAGTATCACCAACAGTATTATTTATTAGATCATAAATTATTTTACCATGAGTATCTACTCTTGTAAATAAAATTAATGTATTTTTCTTTAGACTAACTGCTAAATTTTTGATAAAATTATTTCTTTTTTCATTATTGATAATAAATTGAATTTCATCTTCGTAAGAATCAAATTTTTTGGGAGGATGTTTTAATAATAAACAGTTTATATCTAATTGTGCAGCTCTTCCTTTATCCATCAATTCTTTGGTTCCAATTGCTTTATATTGAGGGCCAAATAATCCAGAAATTACCCATTCGTGAGTTTGAGAATCCTTTCCACCGTTAGATAAAGTTCCCGTAAATCCAAATCTATACTTTGCATTGTGAGATTTTTTCATGATGTCAATTAAGCTTTTACTTTTGCAAGTATGGCATTCATCAATAATTACACAATTGTATTTTTCAAAAAAAGATTTTTCTAGTTTACTTATACTTTGCCAAGTTGATAACGTGATTGGAAAGTCACTATTTTTTTCTCTTCCCGAATAGATCATATGACAATGATTTTCTGGATCCCAACCATAACTGCTCCAATCTTTATGCATTTGATGAATCAAACTAGTTGTTGGAAACACAACTAAAATTTTGATTCCTTTATTCACATAATATCTTATGAGTGAATATATCATATATGATTTCCCAGAACTTGTTGCCGAAATCAATGTCTTTCTGTTATATTTTAGACACTCATACACAGCATCTATTTGATAATCATATGGGTTTAGGGATTTACAAATAACTTTTAAATAACCTTCTACTCCTTCTCTTGTTATTTCTGGGTCAATTTCAAATGGAAGTCCATAATACTTATTTTCTTTAAATTCATATGAATATCCATGATTTTTTAATTTTGCTATGACTTTATCTAGTAATCCAACGTAAATTTCTCCAGTAGATACCGACAATAAATTAATTCTCCCATTCCACCCAGTATTTTTATACTGTGACATGAACTTTGCACTATCAAGCTCAAAGGTAAAATACGGCTGAAGTTCATATAAAATATGAGGTTCGCAAATTAATTTAATATATACTTCGTTCTTTTTTTCTATAATTACGTCCGACATAATATAACTATTCGTTTTATATATTTATGAAGAAAAAATTAAGATTAAAATCCAGCTAAAAATTTTTGTACATCTATGCAGTTTTTAATTTGATAAGTTCTATTGTGAATCATTTTTAGTATATCATAAACAAAATCTAACATGGATTCGTAGTATTCAATTTTTAAAGTTAGTTTTGAATATTCTTGATCCCCATCTATTGCTGCCTTTAAATCTTCTGATTTTGCTTTGTACAATTCGTTTGGTATTTCTTCTATTGGATAATTTCCCTTTCCAGTGAATAAATCATTCTTTCTTTTTTTTGTATGTTTTCTATCTTCTATTGCTTTTGCTTTTAGTAAACGTAAATTATTTAAAATATCATAATATTTGGAATGTAATTCTGGGACTCTTAGTGATTCTTCTTGTAAATTTCCCATACTAATTTTGGAGTCTTCTCTCCACATATCCTGCAATTCATTTATATTCATAAAGTTTATTTCCCAAATTATCAGTAATTTCGTAATATGTGTATTTAAATTTTACTTCCGCAGTAAAGGGGTCAGCATCTGTTATTGTAGCATCAAACAATAAAGTAGTCAAGTCGTATGGGAAGAGATCATAAAATTTTACTTGAAAATTTGGTTTTTGGCTACTGCTTAATATTTGTAAAGTTCCATCAGAATAGATATTCATTTTGGATCTTATGTTATTTGCAATATTTTTATTTTGTTGTTGTAATATATAAATTTGATCTAATGTTTCTGGATATCCAAGTCCTTTTATCCAATTGCATATTTCCATATAATTTTCCAAATTTTCATCAACCAAAAATCTAAGGCTTAAATCTTCAAATGATATTTTGTCTCCTGGTTGTGCAATATTTTCTAGGTATGTCGGTTGGACCGCAATACCTAAAGTCATTGAAGGAATATTCGCCGAATTCGCAAAGAATGAGACCTTAGGTGCCCTATTTAAAGTAAATATAAATTGTGTTGGTAATAGAAAATTTCTATTTTCTATTTGATTTTCGCAAATACTTGCCATGGTTTTTTAACTATTTATGAAATCTGTTGAGGGGGTTGACAAGGATTAATAAATATGGTAAGATAACCAATATTGACTTGGTATGTATGAACCTGAAGGAAATTATAGAAAAAAAATGGAGTAAAAAAGATTTTATATCTTTATCTTTGGATACTGAAATAAAAAATAAAATAATAAATGAAACTTCTTTTTTGGATAATTATTATCCCAAAATTCAATTGAGAAACCGTGCCTATGTAATATTAAATGATATTACGGAAGAGACTATACCGAGATGCAAATGTGGGTGTAATAAACTGTCAGCATTGGATTTGACATACGCAATCAATGGATTTAGAGAATATTCTGGGCCGGATTGCTCCAGAAAAGATAAAACCATACCAAAAGAAATATTATCCAAATTGCAAGATAAAGATTGGCTATATCAAGAAAGAATAGTAAAACAAAAATCGGTAGAATGTATAGGAAATGAATTGAACATATCTTATATTCCAGTTCAAAAATGGCTCAAGTACCATCAAATTGATACCATGTTTGATGGTAGAAGAAGAAATAATACTGCCAATTTAGTATTACAAAATAAAGAAAAATTAAAACAACTTTATGATTCTGGATTAACTTGTGAAAATATCGCAGATAAAATATCAAGCACAAAATCAACGGTATCAAAATGGTTGAGATTTTATGGCATTGAAACCAGAAACCCTAATGAATATGAGAGAAAAGTAAACAATGTAAGCAAAGAAGAAGAAAGTCTTTTACTCTACATTCAATCAATATATGACGGGAAAATACAAATTTCAAATAGATCAGTGTTAAAGGGAAGAGAATTAGATATTTATCTTCCAGATAAAAATATAGCAATAGAATATAATGGACTATATTCACATTCGTATAAACCATGGGAAGCTACGGATTCATTAATAAAAGGACCAAAATATCATTTAAACAAAACAATAACATGTGAAGAAAATGGAATTCAATTAATACACTTATATAGTGACGAATGGTTACTAAGAAAAGAAATAGTGCAATCAGTTATAAAAAGTAAACTTGAATTAAACCAAAAAATATATGCAAGAAAATGCAAAATAATTGAACTGGATACTCACACTAAAACAACATTTCTCAATCAATATCATATGCAAGGGGAAGACAGAAGTAAAATAAAATTGGGATTATTTTATAATAATGAAATAGTTTGCGTAATGACATTTACGAAAGCAAGATTTAATAAAAATTATGATTGGGAATTATCAAGATTTTGTACAAAATCAGGATATAATGTGGTTGGGGGTTTCTCTAAACTTTTATCTAATTTTAGGAGAAATAATTCAGGTTCTATTATTTCATATGCGGATAGACGTTACTCAAATGGGAATGTATATCAACATAATGGATTTAAACTTATTCATATCAATTCACCATCATATTATTATGTTGATAAAAATTATATTAAACGATATAATAGAATGAAGTTCCAACGAAAATATATTGGTGCATATAATTGTACTGAGTACGAAAAGGCTAGAGAACTTGGGTACAATAAAATATTTGATTGTGGAACCTTGGCTTTTGGATTGCAATAAAAAAGGGACCCGAAGGTCCCTCGAACATTCCAATCAAAAAATGGAAATCACATAAGGTTCTTGACTTGTACTCTTCTGTAGTAACGGTTTGCGTTAATTTGTAGGCGACCAAGTCCTTTATCGAGACCTTCAGCAAATGGGTTAGCAACAAGACCATATCTAGTCTTAAAGCCGATTTTTGGCTGGAAGGTGTTCTCACCAACGGCACGTACCATTTGGAGAGGAACATAAGGACAATAGAAAAGTCCAGCGTCATAAGGAGAGGTTCCCTTATAGCCAACAACGTAGTACTGGTTTGCAGATACGTTAGCGGAATATGGGTCGATATAGACACGGAATTTGCCCATTAGAACACCAGCAAAGGTATTGCCAGTGTCATCAACGTTAAGATTTGCGTTAAGTGCAGGGGTGTAATCAAGTACTCCAGCCATGGTGAGAGCAGAAGCTACATCAGCGGAACACATGATAACATTGCCCTTCCCTCTACGAGTTCTTTGTGCGATTGCGTTAGCATCACGCTCGATTTGGAAAAGAAGACCCTTGAACTTTTCAACTGACCAACGACCATTGGAGTCGATGTCTAAGTCAAATACACCAGGAGTTGCAACATTAGTTGCGGCGCCTTGCTCAGCAACTTTATAGATGGTACGAATGACTTCACGGTTAATCTCAGCAAGAATCTCGGTTGAGAGAATATTTGCGAGTTCCGCTTCTGCATTCAAACCATGAATGGCTTTTAAGTCCTGAGAAAGCTCAAGGCTATACTCAGCTTTCAATGCACGGCTCTTAGCTTCAACGAGAACTTTCTCGATGGAGAATGCCATTTCATTGAACTGGTTTCCGGTACCATTGCCGAGATTCTCGGAATCTCCGGTTCTCATACCTTGACCAACTTGATATGCAGTTGAAGATGCAGTACCAACTGGGTTTAGTAGGCCAGGATTGGTTCCAGAGTTTGCATTGTTGGTTGTACCCATACCAACTACTGGATCGGTGAAACCACCAGTGAGATCGAAACCACTGTCCTGACCGGAGAATGTGGTATCGACTTCATCGAAGAAGGTTTCAGCGCCACTTTGGTTGGTATAACGTGAACGCATTGCGAAAATTAGTCCGGTAGGACCAGTCATTGGTTGAACGCCAGCTAGGTCATAAGCGACCAAGTTAGGCATGGAACGACGAATTAGGGAGATCAGAACAGGATCGAAACCTGCAACTGGACCACCTGCGGTTGCATTGCCACCAAAACCACCACCTGCACCAGCAGAGTTAGCGGACATGGTTGGGGATTCCATCAATACCCCAGTATTGAAGGCTTGTTCTTGACGTAAGAAATTTTCTTGGTTTTCTAGCAAGACTGCGGTTACTGCTCTACGATGAGAATCTCTGATTGGATCAAGACCATCAAAGTTAAGAAGCGGTGCCCACTTTTCTTGCAGATGCTCGGATTGGAACATTTGCGTTTACCTCGTTAAATGTGTTTGTTTTTGTTTGATTAATATTAAAATCAATTAATTGACAACAATGAAGCTGCCTTCAAATATGCGCCCATAGAACCAGAGTAGGACTCGGTTAGATTGGATACACCCTCTGAAAGAGTTTCAGGTTGTGATATTGGAGCTGCTTTTTTGGTTGGGAAAAAAGATTCCCTTAAGATCTCCAGTTTTTCACGATATTCTTTTTCACTCTCAAACTCAACACTTTCGGCAAGTGAAGCGAGCTTTTCTTTTTGAGTAGTCGCTAGACCCTCAGATACATAATCAAAGATTCTTACAGCAACCGACTCTGAAAGACGATTGTTTAAGTTAATATTTTTCTCAATTTGCTCGTTGAGTTTTGTTTCCATTTCATCAAGTTTTTCTACCATGCTCTCTAGTACATCATATTTTTCTTCAGGGAGTTGTACATAATGTTCTTCAAAAAGATTCTTCATACCAGACAAGAAGGATTCAGAAAGCTCTTCCTTAATGCCATATTCGACAGCAAGGTTATTTTCTTTCATCCACTCATCTGCAACATATTCTAGATAAGAATCAATACGATCTTCTAGTGTTTCTTTAATTTCTTCGACTTCTTCAATAAGCCTTTCTTCATAAACTGCTTCCAGTTCTTCACGAATATAAGAAACTCTTGAGCGAAGTGCTGCCTCAAAAATAGTTTTGGTTTTTTCTTTGAATTCTTCGGATAGCTCTTCGCTACCGATAAGAGCTTCAATATCTTCATCGATATCAAAATCCTCTTCTAATTCTTCTCCATCTTCTTCATCGTCAAGATCTTCTTCGTCAAGATCTTCTTCGTCTTCTACATCATAAGACTCTTCGTCTTCTGCTTCTTCTTCGATATAATCTTCTTCTTCATACTCATCCTCTTCATTTTCTTTAAGAGGATTTGGCATGGATTGCATTGGATCTGCAGCCTTTGCGCTTTTATTGACTACGTTCTTTACTTGTTGTAGTCCAGCACCAGCATCCTTTAGTTCTGCGGAACTATCATCTGGTCTATAGTTATCTGGAGTAGGACCACCCAAATCTTCCCAATTACCAGACTGACCAGCAGGAATACCAGTAGTCAATTTAGGCATTGGTTCTGCTGCTCTTGCATTCGCATTGACAGCAGATTTGGATTGCTTTGTGCCCACTTCCATTTCTTGTAAATTTTTACCACGAGACATTTGAACTCTCCGATTTACCTGTATTAAATCTATATTTATTTAGTATTTTAATAATTACAACGAATTTAAAAATTCATTGAACAATTCTAATTTTTTCTCTTCTAATCTTTTGGATTCTACGAGATCATTGATTTGTTTTCTTGTTTGATCAATCAACCAAGAATTTCTAGATGCATCATATACCCACTCAACTCCCTCCATGATTCCGTTGACAAACGCATCTGGAGCAGATGGATCTGCTACTATATCAGCAGCAGTTGCCAACATAAAATCATCAGAAACATAACGAACTCCATTTCTTTCAACTAAAGAACCAATTCCACGAGATGATACCCCTAGTTTTACTCCCTCGTTAATCAATGAAGATGCAATTTTTCCCATGGGAGTATCAAGAATTTTTGCTTTTCCAATATAATTTGAACCACTTTCTTTTAAAGAAGTGATCATATGGGATACTCTATCCAAATTAACAGTGGGGCCTTCTGGGTGTCCCAGTTCCCCCAATGCTCTTCCTTTATTGATATAATTATCAGTATATCTACCAACTTCTTTAGATAAAGTTTCCATTGGATAGCATCTACCGTTGCGATTTTTTATGTCGCCCTGTAGAAAGATACCTTCAATATACAGTGATTTTTTTCCGTTTTTTTCTTCGGTAATAAATTTTACTTTAGATACTTCTTCTGTAATTAGTTTCATGATTTTTATACTTAGTACTAATATTTATTAAATTTAATTACCTAATATTTTATTATCAATTGCCAAATGCAACTTTAACTGCTTTCACTGTAGCTGGACCTATGAATTTGTCGGAATAATCTTTTTGTGCGTATATAACTTCTCCTCCATACATGGTAAAATTACCAATTGTAGTTGAATTGGAATCTGTTCTAGTAACTACTCCAACAGAACCTGAACTATTATATAAACGAACAACAGATGCATCATATACTGTTGTGCTTATTCCAACATTAATTTCTGGGGATAAAATTTTTATTGCCATCATTCATCTCCACTAAAAAGACTGGCTGCGACTTGAGGTTTAAGTTGATCTATTTTATCTGCAGATTTTGCATATAAAATGTCTTTGATTCTATCACTTATTTGTGATGGTGACTCATCAGAGACTATCATATCTAGTAATTCTTCCATAATTTTTAATATAAATTATACTCTATTTAGATTATTCCGCCTTTGGGCATTTCAACTGCCTTTTCGGATGGTTCTGGATTTATAGGAACTTTGCCAGATTCTCCATTAATATTGTTTCCGGCATCTGTCATTCCACCCATATCAGAGATTGGCATTCCAGTCTGTGGATCTATCGGTTCATTTGGATCTGGAATAATTCCATCTTCTATTTCTTTTTTCATAATTGTATTCTGTTCTACTATTTCTTGATCTGTCTGTCTTAGTATCTTTCTTCTCAAATAATCTTGTGAGAAATATTTTCCAACATATGGCTCGGCCAAAGATACCATATTCAGACGTTCTGTTAATAGTTCGGATTCTTTTAATTCCGCAAAATGATTATCATATAGAAAATCATACTGAATATGCTCACTCATTACTTTCCAATCTTCTGGAGTAATTATATTTTTAAGAATTAATTGAGTTTTTAGCATATCACTAAACATTGTGGAAAATCTTTTTCTTAATCTTCCTACAAATTTACTGAACATTACCTCATCTCTTAAAATTTCGGAAGATCTACCTAAATTGAATCCACCATCCCCAGCAACTCTAGATGCAGGAACGTTCAGTGACTCATATAATTTTTTTTGAAAATAATTAATATCAGTGATTTCTCCCAAGTTTTGTCCACCAGGAAGAGTAGTAATTTCTGTTCCTCTTCCTCCCTCTCTTCTTGGTAGCCAGAAATCTTCCAACATACTCATAAATTTTTTGTCATCTCTTATTTCTCCAGTAGATGCATCATAAACAAGTTTGTTACGATATCTCATCATGACATCACGAAGATATTGTTCTGCCTTAACTTTAGGTAGATTGCCAACATCAATATAAAATATTCTTCTTTCTGGTGCTCTAGAAAGCCGGTAAATAACCAAAGAATCTTCAATCATTCTTAATTGATTGACTGCTTTAATTGCTTTATTCAAATAAGAAAGAGTAGTTCCTTTATTTCTATCTACTAATCCAGATGTACAATATGTTATTGCATCTTTTGCAATTTTAACTCCCTTATCATTGGCTGCCCCTGGAATATCTTTTACGCCACCACCAATTGGATATGATGACTTTGGGTCATAAATAAAATATTCTTCAATTTCTGGAAATTTAAAATCTAATGGATTTTGTTCCCCATATAATCCTTTTCTTGCGGTATATCCATCTTCATTTTTTTTATTTTTCTTTTCTTGCCTTACATAACGCATTTTCATTGCGTCAATGTATCTTAATTCCTGAATTCCAGCTTGTGGATTCTTTAGATCGATTACTTTATGATAATATAATCTTCCATCTATATACCAATTTCTATAAATTTCGTGAGATTTTTTATCAAAATCTAAAAGTTCTAGTATATATTTAAATTCTTCTCTTATTTTTTGCTTTATTCCATCACTGGCATTAAGATTAGATAGTTCAATTTGAATTGGAGAATCATTTGTGTCCGAAACTATAGCTTCGTTTACAATATGCTCAATTGCAGTGTCTACTTCTGGGTGAAGTGACATTTCCCTATATCTTTTTATTAAATCAAATTCTGTTCTATATACTCCCTCTATGTCTACATATGAACCAAAGAAACCACTAGTTAAATAATGATCAACCCCATCCTCGTTGTTACGAGGAATGGGGGATAGAGTGGACGGTGATAATTTATCATCATCTTCAATAGAAAATCCAAATAACTTTGCCATTATTAATTTATTTTACTTGTACTATTTATTAGCTAATTACTACTCCAGTTTGATCTGCTGTACCTTCTCCCGCTGTCCAATATTGAACTTGGAACTCTACAGTATAGGTTTCAATTTCATCTGCGCTGTCATATGAAAGATCAATTTGACCAATAGCAGTTGGAAAAATATCATAAAATTTATATGATCTCAATGGTGTAATTGCAGTAGAATTAGTTGATGCTGAATCATTGGTTTCAGATTCTCTTTTTGAATTTGCACCTCTACCAAGTTGATGTACAAACGCATCGACCATATATGATCCTGGATTTGTTGCACCAGTGGCATTTTCAAGTTTGTTTATATGATTTGCCCATTGTTCAAATGCAGTTCTTAATTTAAAGTTTTCATCATTAATAATAGTTATAGTCCAAGGATCGAAAGTTCTGTCTCCAGCAACCTTTAAAGTACGACCCCTAAATGGTATATCAACGGAACCTATATTTGATGCAGGTAGGGCTGCAGTTTTACATAAAAAACTGAAATCTTCCGCTTCCCATCCTGCTTTTACTGCATCTGGTAAAGTTGGAATTTGAACTTCGAATAGATTGGATCTTGCGCCGCCACCAGCTAGCTTTGACTTGAATCCAGAAATAGTTCTTAAAGTAGACATCTGTAAATTCTCCTTTTGTTAGTTAATAATTATCAGGCTCTTCCTGTAACTTCTTCAAAACTGATTCCAGTTCTGGTAGCAACAAACGTCAAGGTAACATAATTGATAGATTTTGTTGGCTTAAGATAAATGTCAGCTCTGAATTCATTATTATCTATAATATCAGGAGTATTATTTGATTCATCACAAACTACTCTGAAGTCATATAATCCACGTTTTGCTTGAACATCACGAAGATATGGTTCAACAATGTTAACAAAGTTAGATCTAGTTAATGAATCATTAAGTTGGAATAGTTGAGCTTGGCCTGTTCTTTCGAGTGCTTGCTCAACTACCAAGAACAATGCACGAACATTAATTCTATCAAATGCTGAGGCATAAGATAGAGCGGTCTTGTCTCCAAAGAGAATAATTCCTATTCCATTCTGATTAATAACGGAATTTACTCTAGCTGAATATAGAGTGTCTCTTTGTGCCTTGTTGGGGCTATATGCAAGTTTAATTGCATTATTGAGTACGCCTCTTTCTTGTCCAGCAGGAGAGAACCATGGATATGAATTAATAGCAGTTCTTACCATCAATCCAGCTATATCGGCATTACATGGAATATATCTGAATAAGTTATTAAACCTATCGTATGTATACTTATATCCAGAATCAAATACAGCGTATGAAGATGAACTTATCCCATTAAAGAATCTAACTATATTATTAGTTTGAGTTGTGGTGTCGGTTAAACCGATTACATTTGCTCTATGTGGTGAAACAAAGGCAATACAATCTTTTCTTTCGTTTGCAATAGAGATTAGTTGAATTGCCTTAGCTTGGCTATCAACTTCATTAGACAATCCTGGTCCCATGATTAGATAATCAACTGAAACATTATCTTTATTTGCAAATAATTGATATGAAGTATATAAACTACCTAATGTAGCTGCCAGTCCACCGTTAGCTGTGTAATCTACTCCGCTGCCCAAAGTAACTGTTTGATTTCCAATCGAGTTAAAAGTTACATTTAATGCATCCTGATTCCACAGTTTATTTGTTGCAGTATTAGTAGAAGTTGATCCACTAACAACCTCAAATCCACCTGGAGTGGTTGGTTGTATTTTTCCACCATAAATGTATGAAGAATACAGTGCAAGATAATTTCTCCACCATATCTTCTGTGGGGAGCTTACATTAGAAACTGCATCAATTGCTTTTGATAAGAATAGATGCTTTTCTAATAGATTTCCTCTTACTCCAGTGATTGAACCGCTATCATCAATTACAGCAATATGAATTGCATCATTATCGCCATTTCTTTCTAGTGCATAATTTGTACTTACTGGCTTTGGTGCAATAGATTTCCAATATGTGGTGCCATAGCTTGAGCCAATTGTTTGTTGATTGTACCAATCTACTGCAGTTGTTGCGGTAATTGCGGTACCAACTGTACCAAATCCAACATTATCGTTAGCAGCAAATGAATTTCCTCTTGTGCTTTCTGCATAATCAATTAAAGTTTCTGTTCCTGTACTGGAAACTCTGGATATAATTTTTATGTCAACACTAGTTGTTGTAGTATCAATTGAAGTAGTTACGCCAACTACAATTCCCTTTACATATCCAGTAAATGATGTAGTGGTGATTCCTGGCAATGTGATATTAGTAATTGCAGTAGTAACTGCAGCACCAACTATTGCGCCATTATTTACTGCTATTGTGGTTCCAATTCCAATGGTCTGATCAGCATAATTATCAATTATGGCAACCTTTACTCCATTAAAATATGAACCAGGATATTTTGCAGCAAATGACCAATTTGCACTGGCATCATCTGTGAATTTATCGTTGTAGTCTTGATAATTGTTTATTATTGTATTGGTTGTGCCAATTCCAATTATATTATTGGTAGTAGTACCTATTCCCGTTGCAGCAGAATTTCTTAAATCTGCATCGCCAGTTCTGACTACCTTGAGTGCTCCACCATATGAAAGGTAGCTAGATGCACTCATCCAATACTCATACTGACCATCTGTAGTCTGTGGGGTACCAAATACGTTTATTAACTCTTGTTCAGTTGTAATATCGGTAACTTCATCAACTGGACCAGTTGGGAATGGACCGGCTATTGCTCCGACATTGTTAATAATATTGTCAGCTCTTCCAACAGTTAAATCAACCTCACGGCTAATTATGCCGGGAGACAATTGAGGAGTCGCCATTATTTTTTCTCCTGAAATCTCAGTTTATCTAAAAAATATTTAGCAAAATATGCATTTTCGTGTTAAAAATTATATTGCCACATATATGACATGTCACCATATTCATCTGTTTTCCATAATGTCCCTTCGTTATCAACAAAAGTTGATTCATCTGTAACTCCATCAGAAAAGAAACCAAAAGGAGCCATGTCTTGCTCTAATTGATCTTGCTTTTCTTCATATAAACGTTTTCTTATGTCATTATCAGTTAATTCTTTAAAATAATCTTGACATATTAACCATGCAAAAATTACAAGACACATTGCGAGATCATCATTACATCCTTCCTCTGCTTCAAATGATCCGCTTTTTTGTACAAATGTAGTTAATTCTGATATAATATCATAATCATTAAAGGTTAATTTCTCGTCTTCTATTATTGTCTTCAAATTTAGGCAGCCAACTTTTTTGACTGCTCTTGACATTTTTACTCCCAATTGAGTTTTTTTGCCCGAAAATCCATGACCAACGACTTGTCCCGCTCTTCCTTTTTGTGAGCACATTAATACATTTGGATATTCTAATTCATATTGTAATATAGATGCGACTTGATCTCCGACATCATTTACTTCACATAATAAGTATGCATTGTTATATGCCCTGGCGGATTCTCTGATTATGTACGGAAACATCATTGGTTTTATGTCATTTTTTCTGTATTTTGCAACTGCTTTATATGGAAACTCTGTAATATCAAAAACAACAAACGCAGAGTAATCTATTTCCACTCCTCTTGCGACATCTACAGTAATTACATATTGGTGGTCTTCTATTGGATCTTCATAAACATCTAATCCAGCATTTGAATTTTTTGGTCTTTGTTGAACTAATGTTGCTAATTTTGCTCCAGAAATTAGAGTATCAACTGAACCCAAAAATTCGCATTCAAATTCTTGTCTCCATTGACTCTCCGAAGTGTTGGCGATTGTGGTTCTCTTAAATTCCTCATCACGACCAGGAACATCAGTCCAAAATACCTCAATAGGAATATAACTGTTTATTTTTTTCTTTGCTTCATCCCATAATTTATAAAAATGATTTAATCCTTTTGGGGTACTAACAATAATAACTTTTGAAGATTTTCCTGAAGTAATAGTTGGATATACTGAACTAAAGAACGAATCTGCAACTTGATTGGGAACGAATGCGAATTCGTCCAAAAATATGATATTATATGTACTACCTCGAACAGATGATGCAGAAGTGGATGCGGCAAATATCTTGGATCCGTTTTCTAGTTCTAGTGATCCTTTATTCCAAGATAAAATTCCTTGCTGTAACCATTTGGGTAAATTTTCATATCCAGTTTGCAAACGTCCGAGTAAATCTCTTGCAGTTGACGCTTTGTTGGCTAGAATCGCAATATTCGCATTGTGGTTGAATATCGCATAATGTAGAAGATATGATACTACTGTTGTTGAGTTGTGAGATACGATATCATTACTGTAGAATATGTTCCCATTATCAACATCAATCAAATCATACATGTTTGATTGTTTATCTAATATTTCTATAGAAACAACTTTTTCTTTTCCATCTTTTGTTTGTATAAAATCTCCTATTTTTAGTTGATCACAAAAAATTTCATTCCAATTTTCATTTATTAATATGTGTTTATCCGCACAAATTAAATGTTTATTTGATTCCGTTCTAATTGACCATTCTTGAAATTTTACTGTTTTTGCTACACCATCAAAGGATTGCCATCCAGATGGAGTTTCAATTTCCCAGTTATTACTAAGTTGCTCTTCTATAAATTTATTCATTTAAAAATTCCAAACATTTTATTTCTTTCTCACAATCAAGGCAAATTAGAATTGTTTTCTTTCTCAATTTTTTCATAAAGTTCCCCAACGGTCAATTCAATAATTTCATTTGTGAGTTTATTTCTCACTTTAACAATAGTATTCATATCAAAACATTTGCCACTCTGCCGTGGGAGTTTTGCTATATTAAATCTATTGTCATGAAAAGAAGATAGCATCTTTTCCTGAAATGGATACATATGAAATTGCTGCAATCCATGGTCAAGAGTTACAATTTTAATATAATTTTTGGCAAAATATACAGGATCTTTTGCACATTTTGCCATTTCTAAAAATTGTTCTTCTGTGTATTCAATTGGGGTATTCGCTTTTTTTAGAAGCGGATTACCCAAATAATATTCTTCAGCCATAAAAAATCCTATAAATTAAAAAAAATCAGCACTTCCAACGTCTTCTAGCAGCCTTTCCTCTTGGTCCTGTCCAACTTCTACTTCTAGAACAGAAGTTTTTACGACGTTTTGCTGCTTTACTTCCGGGCTTAACTTTCCCAGTAACTGGTGCTTGAAGATTAGATCCAGTAGCTCTATTATAACGTTCTCTTCCTTTTTTTGTTAGTCCTCCACCTGCTTCTACCGATAATTTTTCTCCTCTACCAACAGAAAGACTTGGACCTTCCTCTTCAATAAACTCTTCACCAATGATTCCAGAATTTAATTTATAATTTTTAGATGGAGAATTTTGAATCTGGATCAGTGGCATATCTTGTTTTAATATACCAAGCTTATAAGTAATCACTCTTCCTTCTGGATAAATTTTATCTACAGCATCCTGAACGTCACTTCTATTTGGAATTCTTGTTTGAGGGAAGAACATTTGAATTCCAAGATATTTTCCTCTCCAAAGAACAGTAACAAGCATTACCTGTCCATTTCTGGTAGGAATTACTTCTTCTTCCATAGTTGGTAGTCCAGTTGCACCCGAATATGGGAGATTTCCTCTTCTTTGTTGTTGATTTATTTTCTGGCTTTGTTTTTGTTTATCTAAATTAAGTTTTTGGATTTTTTTGTCAATTTCTAAAGCTTTATTAGTAGCCGGAGGTACATTTTGAAATTGCTGTACTGGACTTAAAAACTCATTAACTGGAACACAATTTGGTACTTCCTTACCTCCTTTCTTTTTTTTCCCTACCATTTCATATCCTTTCCAGCAAGGATCTTCACCCTTCATTTTTTTCCTTTTTGCCTCAGTTACAATAGGATCTGGTTTGATTAAATCTATGAATTCATAAGTAACATTACCAAACATATCAGTAACAGTTACATTTTCATTAGTAGCTTCTGCTTTCTTCAAACGATTATAATAATCTGGCCTTTCGTCTAAGTGCTGTAGTGCAATTGCTTCCGCTTCTTTTTTACTATTAGTATGTTCAAATTCTACTTTAGTTCCAGCCTTAAGTTGCTTTAGTACTTCTTCGACTGGAACTTTGTGCTTTTTTGCAATTTGTTCCGGTGTTTTGTGAGATTTCATTTTATCACAGCCACAACCCATCTCTTCGAGAATTTTATCTGCAAGACTGATTTGTTCTTTTTGTATTTGTGGTAATTGTGGACCTTTTTTTTGTGCTGTTTGCTGTTGCTGTTTCTGATTTGCTGCTTGCTGTTTCTGATTTGCTGCTTCTATATCTCCACCCACTCTTCGTATATCACTGATCATTTTTTGGAATTGTGGATCTTTATCATTTTTTATTCTATCGTGTAATTTTCTACGAAATTCGTTACTTGCTGCAACTTGTGCTGGCGTTCTGGCTCTTTCTGTCCTTTGTGGTGGCTGTGATTGATTTTGTGGTGGCTGTGATTGATTTTGTTTGTTTCGATTAATCTCAAAACTAATGCTCTTATTTTCATCCAACTCTTCTCCACTCATGAGATATTGAGATGCGCTATTGATATAATCGGCAGCTCTAGTTATTTTTGATTGAACCCAAGCAGGAAGTTGCTGATCTGGTTTATTAATTTTCTTTTTTAAATTTTTAATAGCTCTTTCTATAGAATCAATTTCTACTTTAGCCATTCCACCTTCTTCGTCCTTGCCTTCTCTTATTTGTTTTCCCATAATTGCTAAAAATACCTAATAATTATTTAGGATCATCGCTATTTTTCATTTGATTATTTAATAATTTTGTCAATTCTGCAGTTGATCCAACAAAAAGAGCATTTGTAACATTGGTGGGTCCCTTTTGTGGCTTTTCGTCCAAATCTTTTAGTTTTTTCTGTAAGTCAATTAATTTATCGGTTGCATCAGATACTGTTTTAATTAATTGGCCTACAACTTCATAAGATCTAGCAGATTCTGTCTCTTGCGCCTTTTCTAATGCTCCATTTAATGCCTGTTGTCCCTTTTCGATAATAGAGTATAAGTTCCCACGAGTATACTCATAATCTCTCTTTATGTCATCAACTAATGATGTAATTTTTTCAACTTTTTCTACTGGCAATTCAACCTCACTTGAAACTACCTCCGCATCTTGGACATTAAAAGTTTCTTTCAATTTGTTAAATTTACTAGTCATTGTATAATACCTTTATGTTATAGATCCAGTGAAGCCAAAATTATCATATGGCTTAATCAGTAAGTTATCTGCCTCGGTGATTTTTTTAACATCAGAACCAGAAACATGATAAGATATTGTAGTTTCATCCTGTCCTCTTTTCACCTTAAGTGTATTTGTAGATTTGGATAAAACGTACATTTCTTCTCCATTTATTTCTATATATGTATCTACGAATATATTAGTTGCATCCGATACAACTACTTCAAAATCTTCAAGACTTACATCTTTTGTTGTAGTTGTTGTTATAATTCCGGTGTAATTTTTAATTGCACGAGGTTCAGCAGAAGAAGTAAGATCTTTTATTGTGGATCCAGCAGAACCACTGACGAAACCAAGAGAAACTTTTTTGATAATTTCTGATGCTGTAGTTTGTGCAGATGGTACTGGACCAAAGAAAAGAACTTTTACAGTAAATTTTAAAGTATAAAGTAAAACTCTCCGTTCGGTATAATCTCTTTCATAATTATCAGTGATTGAAATATTATCCAGAACCACTAAAATATCTCTTTTTTCTCCAATTTCTTTGACTAAATCTACTGTTAAATTATAATTTGGACCAAAATATGGAATAATTTGCTCAATAATTTGTAACATATCATCATTTAATTTTGTCATTATTCCTAGTTCAAAATTTAAATTATATGGAACCGGAGAATATACTTTTCTGATTGTTTGATTTCCCGGACCACATGTTACAAAAGATTGAGTTGGTGGAAGTTTTCTCATTGAATCATAAGATACACCAACCAATTCAAATGACATTCTAGGTAATGTTATCTGAACTGGTTTATTTAAATCTGGTACTTGTTCTATTCTAGCTAAGAATTTTTGTATAGGTCCATATGCCAATGGAACTTTTATTTTTGATACTATGTCTCCTTGATCATTGACATGATGAATACTAATGTCATTAAAAAGAGTTCCAAATGCAATAATTGTTTTTCTTATTATTTCGTGATAAAAATATCCAAACATTATTAAAAAAATCTTATGTTAATACTATTTAACCATTATGGAGTTCCAAATGGATTTTTTTCACTAAAATCAATTATTGAATTTCCTTCATTTTGTATATCTTTATTCTGTGCGAATGGATCCATCATATCGTACACTGAAACTAATTGTAATTTATATTGTGCTTGGGATACTGATCCCATAATAATCTCTCCCTGTGCAAAATCTCCTGCAATATTAGATAATTCAAGTTTTCTGGTGAGAGCATTCCAAGATTTTACTCTTGCTGTTGTTCCAGTTGTTGTTCCCATTACAATTTCATTATATTGATATGTGCCAATTCCTACTACATTGGGTCCACCTATAATAATCTGTGGTACCGCAACATAATCTAAACCAGAATCAATAATACGAATTTCGCTCACCGAACCATTAGTAATAACTGATATTGCTTGTGCAGTTGCACTAGACACACCAACGAAATTGACAGAGGGAGCAGTTATATAGCCTCCACCACCATTAGTGATTGTTATTATGCCAACAACTCCATTTCCTATGGTAGCAGTTGCAGTTGCGGTCTTGCTGGGAGAACCCCCATAGAAGGCCACAGAAGGGGCTGTAGTGTACCCGAAACCAGGATTGGTTATCTGTACCCCCTGGACCCGATAAAGCGTTCCATCAGGTTGACATAGATCGACAATACCGCTAATCATCGTAGCAATGCCAACTGCAGCAACTCCATTTTGGGGAGAAGAAAATCCTACAATTGGAGTTCCACTATAACCTTCTCCTCTATTGGTTATAGTAACTGATCTAACTCCACCATTGATTAGACTAGTAACAGCAGTTGCGGTGGATCCAATTCCTATCATATTATAAGTTTGAATATATCCCTGGCTTTCTACATTATCATCGATGTTGCTTATTCCAGTATCGATAATTTCATCTTCATATCTGAATAACTCGCACTTCAAGACATAAACATAATTTTTTCTTAATTGATAAAAAGGTTGCTCATGTTCAACAAATTTAATTTCAAATAATCTATCACCAAGGGGAAAATAAATTAAATCCCCTTCTTTTGGTCTTGATGATAATTTTATATTTGGTAAATTTTTAATTAAAGGTGAAATATAATTTGAATATCTTTCTCTTGATACTATAAGATTTAAATCATTATAAGGCTGAACGCCAAATTTAGTCAAAAGTGTACCGGCACCTTCATATCCCTCATAATTTTCAATATATGCCTCTAATGGATATGCATTATTAAATTGAGATTCGATGACTTCCTTTATAATTGTTTTTTGTGTGATGTATTGTCTAGGAATATAATGTACATCCACCCCATACATTTTTATGGATTCATTTATTAAATCTTGTAATAATCCTTGTTCTGTCTGAGAACCATTTAAAAAGAATGGGTTTAACATATTATCCTATAAAGTCTAATGGGGGAAGCTCATAAGTACTTGACATTTTTTCCATGAGAATATCTATTTCTCTTTGTGCATCATCATACAATGGCCTTCCATCTATCTCTACTCCACCAGGAAGCTTCATTCCCCTAAATTTTGCACTTAAGTTTAATCCCCATTGTCTTTTTATGAGCGCAGTTAAATATTGCTTCAAAAACGAATCGTTCCATACTTTTGTTGATTCGGTTGGATCCAATGCTCTCCAACAATCTATAACCAAATATTGTCCAGGTACCATTGCTGACCAATCTACATCAAGATATAATTTATCTTCTCTTTTATTAAATCTAATTTGTTTTTGTGTCGTCAATAAAAAGTCCAACTGTTCTAAGTAAGTTTTAGTCATAGAGTATGTTAATAGCTCTACTGACCCCCAATAATAAACATCGTTTAAAAATAGTTGATATTTTATGCTAAACATTCCACTAGCAATACTATTTGATCCTTCAAATGAGAATATTTTATTGACCCCTATTACATAATCTGGTATTCTGATGTAATTTGCTGCTTCGGTATAGGTATAAGTTTTATCTGGCCCAACTACCGAGGTGCTAGCAATACCAACAGTTCCTCTTCCTCTATCAATATCTTGTTGAGTTATCTGATATTTTAAAAACGTTTGTGCAACCCCATCAAAGTGTCTTTCTTGGAAAAATTGAATAGCATCATCAACTAAATCCTCAATTTGCTCTTGAGCTACGTTGACTTCTAATACTGGATGTCCAAGTTTTCTTAGGCAATAATCTATTAATTGCTGTCGGTTTGATGGTTTTGCCATTTTAATGAAGATAGAATTTCTTGTTGCTTAAGGTATAATTTTACATATGATTTACTCATATCCTGTAAAATTTTTATATCATCTATACTATCTATATCTCTAGATATTTTTTCATATTCAAATAATTTATTAATATTATCTAAAGATATACTGTCTGGATTCATTTTGTTAAATTGAGCAATAATGTTTTAATTTCATCTAAATCAGTTCTAAGCGAAGATAATTGACCTTCGATTAAATTGATTCTTTCTTTATCGCATGTTCTTGCCTTTTTTTGTGCAATATATGCTTCATATTCTGATAAATTTTTATTTACTATGTGATTGGAATCTGTATTACGATATAATCCAGATTCCCCCTCTACTGGAATAAGCATTTTACGCAAGTGCAATTACTCTAATATCATTAATTATGGGAACGTAAGCCTGATTAGTTGAAGTCATTACCAATTTAATTCTATAATTTGTAAAAGATGGTAAATTATCTACCATAAATTCATATTCACTAAACTGACTTAAATCTGGTTCATGTTGATATTTATCTGTGAATGTTGGCTTCTTATTTGGTGCCCCATTATTTTTACTTATATCAATCGGAATACCACTTCCTGTAATATTATTATATCCTGGGAATGGAATAAAAATAACATTTTTACTTTCTGTTGGTGTATTTTCAATATAATAGAATGCTCTAATATCATTATAATTATTGATATATCCAGTAATAAGCATCTTAATTGATGTTGCTGGTGTTTCTAAGCCAATATTATTTGTAGTGTATGTAAATGCATTTGGATCATTATAAAATTCATTTGCTCTATTGTCTTCAACATAATCAGTGATTGGTGAATTTACTCTATTTGTTGTAAATAAAGCACTCGCCTTGTCAATATAAATGCATGGAGAAATATTAGAATCATTAGTTAGTAGGTCAAAATTTATAGTAAATGATTTGTTTCCTGGTAGTTCAGTTAACAGATTATTCTCATTTACATTTGATGCAACTAATCTTGGGGTACTAAAATAATTTTTTTGATTTAAAATTATACCCTGGAATCCTTGGTCCTCAAATGGAGATTCTAATCCATCAAGACTTTTTGCACTTACTGTTCGAATAGATGAATCTATTACTGTTCCAGTTGGTATTATAGTACCAACATTTGGAGTTAATAATTCGAATGGTACATTATAAGAAGATATAACTCTTGATCCACCTGCTTCTTTTGTTTTTGTAAAGTATAATTTTGGTGAAGTGGTAGCTCTATCTTTACAATATAATAAACTGTTTACTATTTTTTCGCTTGTATCAACACTTATTGTATAATAATCAAATCCAATGGGATTAGATACTGTATGTGTAGCATTAATTCTTAACAAAGATACTCCATCTAACTCATATTTTTTAATTATGGAATTTATTGGATGAGATGCCACAGTTGTACCGTTGATTCCTCTAGTAATATTACTCAAGAGACCAGATGCAACTGTAGTATATCTTATGATTTCATCTCCAATTAAAATATAACCAGGATTTGTTCCGCTCACCGCTAATCCTTCGAATAAATTAAATTCAGTAGTTACTTCTATTGATATAGTATTAGAAGAGGTAGTCAATTCCGTAGTTAATTTTATAGTATTTGTGTCCGGGACAATTCCTTTTAGTTCAACTTTATTGACATTAGAATACATTCCATGATTTTTCATATTTACTTTTATAGACAATCCAGTTGTTAGTACTTCCGGTTGCGAAGAAATTAGTAAATTGCCACCAATATTATAGTTAATATCGGTTGTAATCCCAGATGAATTTACATATTGTAGTTTATTTGTAGTGTCAAATTCGCCCTGTACTTGATCTAAAATTAATTCATTTACTGCAGTAATATTAGATATTGATAGAGTTAAACTCTGGCCCAATGTAGATGTACCGAGTGAACTTACTTGTACTATATCCCCAATGGAATATCCAGTGCCACCATTGTATATTGTAGCTCCTATTGCCGGAACAGAACCATTTGTTATACTAATATTTGCAGTTGCTCCATTTCCAGTTCCGGTAACGTTAATCAAAGGAACATTATTGAATGTATATGATCCAGAAGATGGAGTATATCCAATTCCAGAATTCACTATATTAAGATTTCCAGTTGCAATGCCAGCAGTTCCAACTAAGTTAGCACTATTGGTAACATTTGCCTGTTTTATTGTGTATCCAAGTGAAGTTGATTTTAATTGAGTATCATTTAATGTTGACCCAAGACCAACTCTAATTTTTTTGGAACTTATTTCTAGTGGATTTATAGTCAATAGCCCATAAGAATCTGGAAGTTTTGGGTTAAAAAATTGTACCAATCCAGAATTTACAAAATTTGCTTTATATAAAGTGAATTTAAGATCTTCATATTGACTTGGATCCCAGGTTGATCCATTTTGCGATTTAAATAGTGACCCAATGGTGTTTTGGGTGCTAACCAGAACCTGGCCAGACTCTAAGGTAGAATCCGTTACATTTACTTCACCCATTCTGGATATCCATGCAGTATATTCAGTAGAATCTGACAGTAATACTATCGCATATTCTTTATTAGAATTTAAATAAATTGGTGAGGCAAAGGTAAAAGTTGTTGGTGTAGATGCAAACTCAGATATATTTACTTTATTGGGTGTAAGCTCAACCTTAGAGAATGGTAATATTTTGGTAGTTGGTAATCCAAGCTCCATTTCTCTTATTTGACATATTACAGAATGATCTGTACCCTTTGTTCTAAAATAAATATCAAGTTTTGTTACAAATACTCCATTTGTATATTCAGATGGAACAATAAAAGATTGTGCTAATGGATCTTGTCTCTGTACAACAGGAGTAGTAGTAGTAGTTAAAGTTTGAGTCTCAACAGTTGGTCTCTGTTCAACCTTGATACTTTTAACTGATAATGTGGTATTTTGTACATTATCTTGTTCACCTTGAGAATAAAAAATATCTTCGGCTAATGTTGTTACTACACCCTCTATTTTTGAATTTGTCTCGCTACTGGTTAATCTAAAAGTATTTTTTCCAGTTTCAAATTGTGGAGTTGACTGCAAATTACCATTTGGAACAAAAAATGAACCAATTATAGTGCCAAATTTGTCTGAAATTAACCTAACATTTGTTATTGTGGCAACTGCGCCACTAGTTAAACCTCGCAATGTCATTCCAGTGACAGCATATCCAGAGAACATATCTTGAACTTCATTTGAAAGTCCAAAAATATCAATATTAAGAACAGTTGAAGATTGTGAATATGTACTTGGGATAGTTATAGTTCTATCATATGGATTTTCAGTGTAAGTATCAGTGGGAGAATTATATGGACCATACTTATGATTTGAATTTGCAACTCTAAATGTTAAATTTTGGAGCTGTATGTTTAAGTAATTTGAATCTATCGTTTGATTATTTAAAATAGATCCAGTTACTGTTTCTCCAACCTGAAAAGTCCCAGATACCATGGAAATTTCTAATAATTTTGGAGTGCAATAATTAGTAACGTTAATTCCATCGAAAAAAGAATATAATCTAGTATATGGTTTTATTGCCTTTCCAGTAAAAGTAATATTCCTGGATCTCATGTATGTAATGAGATTTCTACTTACAATTCTATCACCAATAGATTGAGTATTAATCTGTTCAGTTAATATTGCTTGTGTTCCCGTTCTTCTTTGTGATGTAGTAGTGGTTACGCTTCCTCTACTTGGAGTTGATATGACTCCAGTAGTTACCCAAGAATTCCAAACAGTTGGTGCCAATCCTTGTCTTGTTCCATCTGCAAGTGTTTTAGTGCTAGCATTTAGTGCAATTGACAGCGAATCAAATGAATTATCATTAACATTAATTGATAATGGTGCTAATCTTACTGTATCTACCCAAACGTCAACCGATGGTGTTAATTCAATATTTCCTTGCCAGAATTTTACCAAATAAGGAGTAACATTTTCTACTCTAGTTGCAAATGGTTGAGCAATAAGAGAAGATTCAGTGTAATTTAATGTAATTAATTCATTAGTTTTTTTAATATTTGTACCTAAAATATCTTGGGGATAATCATAATCTTGATCTTGTGTATTGAGCCCAAGAGTCGCTTGTGTTCCAAGATCTAATTTGATGTTAGTAGTGTAATGAGATGGTCTTAGTGTATTTTTTTCTTCATCTACACTATTTTTTACTCCAGTTGTATAATCTTTAACTTTATATTGAGTAAAATTATCCACAAAAAATCCAGATTTAAATCTGTTTAGTCCATTATTGTCAAGTACAGTTAAATTAGATGTATTGGATTCGGTTAAAGATAATGTAGTATAATATTCTAAGTTTTTAATTCTATTTTCTAAATTAAAAATATCACTCATTTGATATCTTTTATGTTGAATTGCATCTATTTTTATGTCAGTAACATCATAAACGTATGGTGGAAGGTAAATATTGGCTACGTTTAATGCATCAGAAATTTCTTCTGGTAATTTTGGAGTTTCTTCTGATATTCCAGTTTTTACCCTGAAAATTCCATTTTTATCCAAATAAACTCTATCAATTCTTGACAAATAATATTCAAATGAAAGACTTATTGATTCATCTGGTGCTATAATTTGACTGGAGCTACTATAAGCAAAAGTTCTCCCCAAAAATTCAAGTGGAGATCTTACATTTTCCGCTGGAGTAAATGATGATACAATTAATCTATAGTCTATAATATCAGAATTTTTATAATTTAAAATATTTTGTATTTCTTTTGAATAATTAAAATTGGAATATGAATTTATTGTTGTTATATCTCCTGTATCAGAAGTATTATAATAACCTCTAGCAAATATGATCTTTATTTTATTTTTTGGAGAAGAAACTCCATCTTTTTTTATTAATTTGCCATAATCATAATATGAAAGTTTTTGTCCGTTTGTAAAAGTATAATTTGATGTTATATTTTTGCTACCAGCATCAAAAGATGTAAATTTTCCAGTAATTCCAGATTGTTTAAACGTTACATCTTCATTGAGTTGGAATCCAACATCATTTAAATAAACAAATCCTATTCTTGTACTGGAATTTGCTTCCAAATAAACTCCAATTGCCCCACTACTAGAGCCAACAAATTCCTCCCCAACTATAAGATCTGAAGTAGTTGTTGTTGGCCCATTCATCGCAGAAACATAAAAACTTGGAATAGTTGGATCATTCATATTATTTGATTCAAATACTCCATGTATTTTTATTATATCTGGATAATTCAAACATATTTCATCGTCTTGAATTCTTGTTCCATATGGATAATTTCCATATGTCAATCCATCTTGTATTGAAGTTTGACCAATTCCGGAATATGAATACTTAGATCTATTGACAACTATTGATTCTACTATTTTTTTATTTTTTATTTTTTCCTTTACGCTAGATTTTCTTAATGTACAAACTAGTTTACAATTCGCATCATTTACTGATCCTAGTCCAATAATTTTTAAATTTTTACTTCCATTAGTAAAATTAAATTTATCTACACTCAATGGCTCTATAATTCCAGTTGACCTAACAAGAACATATCTTTCTTCGTCAAATGGAAGAAATACTTCATTGTCTCCCGCTGTTATTGTATTTGTACTGGAAGAGGTAATAGAAATATCAAATTGTTTTCTTATTATGAGACTGGAATCTGATAAATCTACTGATTTTATATTATTTTTTGGTAAACTTGAGAATAAAGAATTTGAATTGTCTGCTGTATTTTGTAACTTAGTTGATATTACCTTTAAGTCACTAACTGATATATTTGAACTTGGTAGAGCACCATCACAAATGCCAGTTACAGTCGTAATTCCAGCGATAGTAAATGATTTTGTATTTACGCTTAGTACTTTATTGTATGTTACTACACTAGAATTTGGTTTTGTGTATTGAATTAAATTTCCAACTGATAATATTCCAGGGAACTCAACTGTAGTGCTAGTAACAGTAGATACACTCGGTCCCGATGAAATACTTGCAATCCCAATATTAATAGCTTCTGTTGGTATTACGTCCCCAGAAAATGTAATATTTAATCCTGTAGTTGCATATACAGATTGAACATCTGATATATTATAATTTGTAAAATTATTTACGGTAATCGAACTATCTACTCCATTAAAATATAGTTGCTCTCCAGCTATAAAATTACCAGATATATCATATACAGTAATTCCTATTCCAGAAGAAACTGCGTACCTTAAAAATCCAGTTGCCCCACTAGATTTTCCTTTGATTTTTGTTGGTATGGATAATGTGGTTTGTCCATTTAGGGCCAGATCCCCATATGTAGTGATATCAAATAATGTCAAATCCCATTGATTTAAATTATAATTGCTAGAATTATAGGAGCCAGATTCTAATGCAAAATCATAAACTCTTGCTAATCCAATTTCCTTACCAGTCACCGTAGTTGAGGCTATACCAACTCTGGAATTTATAAGACTTACTGTAGATGGTGACGCAATATTTAAAGACGGTGAGCCAAATGCTCTATTCAGAGTTAATGTGCTACCATATACAAAATTTACTGCCTGGTCATTTACTCTTTTATAATCTCTTGATTTATTTGCAGTTATAAAATTAGTAGAATATGATTGAACTTCGAATCCTTTAACGTAGGCTTTACCTGGAGTTATTTTATATACGATTTTATCATCCGAAGGAATTTGTCCATCTTCTGTTAATTCATTTTGATTGTATACTCCATTGTTTCCCTTCCCGTCATTTAAACTTTCTTTGGGATATACACTAAATGCATTTATATAATAATCTCCAGATTCATCATAAGTTCTTCTGGCCAATTCATCCGCAAAAATATTATATTGTGTATTTTCTTTAATTGATCTTAGGGTACCACCATTTACTACTGCTAATTCAATGAAGTTTACATCATTATAATCTGTTATTTCTTTTTTTGTTAAGGTTGCGGTAATTTTTAATCTGTCCGCACCTGGAGCAGAATAATTATTAAAACCTTGAGCATTATCAGTTAAATATTGATCAACTTCTGCCGTAATTATTTCTTCATTTACAAATAATCCTATTCTATAACTTGGATTATTTGAATATTGGTCCAATAAAATTAATTCATCAGTTACATTTACAAAATTTCCTCGTATAAAGTATACCCCTTCCGATATCGTAAATGCAGATCCAATCGCACTTGAACTATTTGAAATTGCAGAAGCAAATCCTTGTCCAGCTAAAATAAAAGTATTTCCGAATGATATATTTTGTTCTGCTACTAAAATTTCCCCATCAAAAAATTCTTTTGCGCTCGAATCTATAGATGAAGAATCGATATAATCAATATAAAGAGTTGTTGTATTTCTTTCTGATTCTTGTGAGGTTAATACTTTTATTACTTTTGCTCTAATTCCTGATGTTTCCCCCTTTATGATTAAACCAACTAAATTATTTAAATAAAGAGAAACTGGAATCCCGGAAAATTCATCCGAAATTTGAACAGCATAAAAATTCTTTATGTAATTTAATTGACCTGGAATTACTTTGGATCCTTCTTTAAAAAAATGAGTACCAAATTGTTCTACTTGATTTTGTAATATTGACTGTAAAGTAGTTAATTCCCTTGCCTGTACTGGATATCCTGGCTTAAATAGTACCTTATGGTAGTTATTTGCCTTTCCCCCAATATCCTGCTCATAGTAATCATCAAAGTATGGAGATACATTAAGATTAGTTTCTTGTGGCATGATTAATTAAAATTGTAGAATAATTTTGATATCTTCTTTTTGACTTATATTCCTCAAAATTGAGGGTCTATTATCCAAATGAATTATATTTCCAGAATATTTTTTGGGTTCTGGTGTAGAAACACCGTTTTCAAAAAACTGTCCCAGGTTATATGTTTTATTTATGATAGTAGTCGTTATTCCAGTAAAAGTAGAATCTATTTGTACATTTAGAGAGGATAAATTTATATTTTTTATTGTTGTTGTTCCACCTGTACCAACAGTTGAGCTGAATCGATTTAGATTATACCCAAATAATGGGGCATTTTCGGTTTTTCTATTTGTTCCGGATATTGGATTTATTGTATCACCATATTCCCCACCATAATTAAATCCGACGGTAGTTCTATCTTGCCAATATTTTACAACCCCAGTTGTGCTATCATAAGAAACAACTCTACCAGCAGCAGTTTGTCCAGTGGAAACTGTTTGTGTGATGTAAGAATTTGGTATTATATTTAAATCAGATATTGAACCTTTTAACCTAAGGGCATATGTTCCGCTTGCAGTAGATGCAGACAATAAATCATTTGAGTCATATTTTTCCGGATTACTTATTACCCCAATTCTTGCAATTTTATTTCCAATGACATAATCTGGCTCAAGTTCTTCGTTTGAAAATCTAGAGTAAATTAATACATTACTTGAACCAAGTTCCCTATGTATGTCATATCCATGGCCACCTGGGGGAGGAATAATAACATCAACTTCTGGTTTTGTTGTATATGTAATTCCAGCAGCATCAAAATCTACATGGGCATATGTATAATTATCTCCTCCAGACGATATCAATATTGAATCTAATTTTGATTCATTGTTTGTAATAACTGTTGCTGTTGCCCCAGTTCCGTCTCCCTTTACTGGAACATCAGTATAAATTTGATTTGCTGTTCCAACATTAACTCCCCTTGACCTTATAATAATAGTTTTTAGTTGATTGTTAGATGTTACTTTAACCATATATGCTCCTTTTGAAAGGTTTGACATATCAATTTGAGCAGCATTA